AATGAAAGATTTAGCTTCAAGATCATATGTTACTAAAGTAATAGTTTTAATTGGACAAAAAGAACGTGATGGTATAACAGCAAGTATGAGTAAACGTATTTGGGACTTATATTTAGCAGCTTCACCTATGGCTAAAGTTTCTGTTGAAGTATCTAAAAATGCTTCTCCAATTAAAGATATTTTTTCTAGAATGGATAATGACTTAGAACTAATAGCGTATGTAGCTGGCGCTAAAGAAGAAGTTGAAGATCAACAATACTTTGTTTCATTACAAAAAGCATTTGGTACAAGAGTAATGCCTATATCTGTTAATGAAAAAGTAGTATCACAAAATAAAAGACTATCAGGAACTCAAGTTCGTGAAGTAATAGATAAAATAAAACAATCAGTACTACAAATAAGATCAACTCCAGATAAAGAATCAACTGAGTATTCAAAAGCTAAAAATGAATATTTAAACAATATTGAATTACTTAAAGGATGTTTTCCTGATGTAGTAATTCAGAAAGGTGATTTTGATGATATACTCAATATATTAGGAATACCAGTATTAAGTATTGACCAATTACAAGAAAATCAACAAGATGGTCAATTAATTATAAGAGTACCTTATAAATTAACTCCAAAAATAGAAAACTTTCTTAATACATTATTAATACCATTTGAATATTCTCAACATGCATTTGACGGACAAGAAAGACGTATGTTGATTCCTAATTTAGGAGATAGTCCGACACAGCGTGAGCAAGTACTTAAATATTTATCTAAACATAATATACCGATTAATGTTGAAGAAGATTTATTCACTATTAAATGGTGGCAAAAATCATTAACTGAACTTCAACTTGATGTTCCTACAGTAGATGAAAAAGATGTTGATCCTGAAGAATTAAAGAAAGGAATTAAAACAGAAAAAGAACACACTACTGATGAAAAAATAGCTAAAAAAATAGCTTTAGCTCATTTAGGTGAAGATCCAAAATATTACTCTAAATTAAATAAAGCAGGACTAGAAGAAAATGAAACAGATATAGTAAGTGATTTTATAGATTTTGCCACTAAAGCACTTGAATTACAAGATATACCTGAAATTGAATTTACAGATGATGAAGATGTAGCTAAACAAATGCATTCATTAGGTTCTTACAGACCAGACACAGGTAAATTATTAGTTGTTAGAGGATCAAGAATGACAGCTGATATTTTACGCACATTAGCTCATGAATTAGTACATCGTAAACAAGCTGAATTAAAACCATTAACACAAGATGATGGGGCAACAGGTTCACCAATTGAGAATGAAGCTAATGCCGCCGCTGGTGTTTTATTAAGACAATTTGGTCAATATAAACCTGAGATATTTGAAGCAGTTAAAACTGAAAATAAAGAATATAAGATATACTGTGATATGGATGGTGTATTAGTTGATTTTGATAAAGGATATAAAGATCTAACTGGTACAGAAGCTAGTTTTAGTACTGATCCTAAACAATTTTGGGAACCTATTCAAAAAGCAGGTGCTGCATTTTGGATTAAATTAAAATGGATGCCTGATGGAAAACAATTATGGAATTATATAGACAAATACAATCCTGAATTACTATCAGCACCATCAAGAGATGAGTCATCTAAAATAGGTAAATTTGTTTGGGTAAAAAGAAATATGCCTGGTACTAAACTTATATTAAGAGCAGCTGAACAAAAACAACAATTTGCAAAACCAAATGCTATATTAATAGACGATAGAGCAGATAATATTCAAAGATGGAAAGATGCTGGTGGTGTAGGAATACATCATACATCAACTGCTGACACAATAAAACAGTTACAAGATTTAGGTTTATGAATGAAAATCAATTAAAGAAAGAATTCTCTAAACGTGATGTACAGAGAATGAGAAATATTATTACAGGTAATTCTGGCGGTTCTGTAGGTACTCAAATAGGTTATACAAAACAACATATTGATTATCAAGAAGGTGACATTTGGGAAGATACAGGTAAAGTTTGGACTATTAAAAATGGTATTAAACAAACAGTCACAAAATATGACACTTTAAAACGTCTATTTGTTATGCCTATCTCTTGTCCTCATTGTAACAATCCAATGAAAATAAATGAGTATAATAAGAAAATGTGGACTATACATAAAATGTGTTTTGATTGTGTTGTAGATATGGAAACTAAAATTAAAATTAGTGGCAAGTGGAATGAGTATGAAAAATCAATGATGAATACTAATAAAGATGCTATGATTAATGATTTTGAAGAAGCTGTTAATAATTTTTTATCAACTAAAAATGAATCATATATAAATGAGCAGGGTGTAATTGAATCATGGGGTGGAGGTAAAATTAATGATGATGAAATAAAAAACGTTAAAGAATATATTAAAAAGTTACGTGAACAGCAATTGTAATATATTTATATAGGATAAAAACTATATAAAATGCCATACAAACGTAAAGGAAATTGTGTATATAAAGAAACAGGCGCCAAAGTTGGCTGTTCTAAAGATACAGACACAGCTGAAAAATACATGAAAGCATTATACGCTGCTGAATTAAAAGAAAGATTTGATATTTCTACAATTAACCCTGATCAACCAGAAATTTCTATTGAAATACCAGAACCATCAAATACGATGGCAAATTTTGTGTCAACACTTTTTGCTTCCCGTACACAGGCTCATATATTTCATTTACAAACACCATCATTTGCTGCTCATTCTGCATTAAACACATATTATGATGAAATTGTAGGTTTAGTAGATGGTATTATTGAATCATATCAAGGCCGTTATGGTATCTTAAGAGGATATAAAAGTGAAAGTATATGGATGGAAGATGAAGGTAGTGTAGTTAAGTATTTTGAAGCGTTATGTATGTACGTTGAAAAAAATCGTAACGTATTACCACAAGATTCATACATACAAAACCAAGTTGATGAAGTAGTATCATTAATTGAATCAACTAAGTACAAACTTAAATTTTTACATTAATGAGGATTCGCATAATTGAAGATAAACAATTTCAAATAGTTGGTAAATTAATTACTAATACAAAAGTAAAGAAACAAACAGATATTTTATCTGCTATTCGTTCATTACCAGGTGTTACAATTGTTAATTCACAAGCTTCTCAACCTAACATATCAGCTGAAAATCAGTTAAGATATGAGGCACAAATTGATGTTAAAATTGATACCCATTCATTAGGTAGTGATACTAAAGCTGGTATTAATAAAATTATTGACCAGATTAAAAACATAGAAGGTGTAGTTGAATTCCAAACTGTACCTAAAGCAACTACTACAAAACCTTATTAATATGAAACTAATAGACATTTTAAAAGAATCATTAATAAATGAAGTTAAAACTAATAAACTAAATCAAAATGATATTGATACTTTAAGTGAATGGGGATTTGATATTTGGTTTAATGTAGGTGATTCTGTTTGGATTGAAAGAAAACCTAAAAATAAAAGTCCACGTTATAAAATTGTAAATGAACTTTTAACAAGTAAAAATATTCCGTTTAAAGTTGATTATATAGGCTCAATAAAAGAAATATGGGTTAATAAAAAATATTTTGAACCAGGAGTAACAATACTTACTTTTGATATGAAATTACAAAAAGATACAACAATAAAATTAAAGTAATCCCATTAACTTTACTATTAATAAATAATGAACTCAATACAACTATCAGAACATATAGCTAAGATCATTGATTATGTAGGAAAAGAACATAATCATGGTCCTAAACTTAACATAACTGAAAATAAAGAACCAATTTTCCTTTCTGAAGGTATGTTTTATCATATAGAAAGTAATTTACCACTTCATGAATCAATTTATCGTCCTCAATCAGCAATGTTTTTAAAATTATTTGTTGAAGCTAGAGGATTATATGAATCTAAACGCTTACAATTATGTGAAGCTGATAAGTATTATTTTGATAATACAGAATTTGGAATGTATAATGATATAATGGTTCCATTAGATTTACCTCTGACTGAGGAATTTTTAATAGAAGCTTTAGAAGAAGAAAAAAAACAACCTGCTATAGGTAAACCTAAACGTGGTGGTGCTAAAAAATTCTATGTGTATGTTAAGGATAAAGATAAAATAAAAAAAGTATCATTTGGAATGGCAGGTGGAGGATTAAGAGCAAAGCTCAACAATCCTAAAGCAAGACAAGCGTTTTCTAAACGCCATAATTGTCCACAGAAAAAAGACAGAACCAAAGCATCATATTGGAGTTGTCGTTTACCTCGCTATGCTAAATTATTAGGATTCAAAACAACATTTAGTGGATTTTGGTAATATGATAAAACTAATAAACATATTAAAAGAAGTAAAAGAAAGTATTGAAGATTTTGCTAGTACTAGACTAAAAGGTGCTGAAAAAATTGCTGACACTACTCAAGAAGCTGGTGGATTATCTTTATTAACTTATAAGCACTACAAAGTTAAATTACCATATTACAAAAAAGCAGCGGATGGTAAATTAGATAAAGAAATAGCTAAAGAGGAATTTAATAAAACTTTAAAAAGTATTTCATTAGATATGTCTCAAAATGAATTTCAAACTGAAATGGGACGTTTAGAGGTATTAGGTGAATTATTAATAGAAAATAAATAATAATGAGTCAACCTTATGTGGACTTAGTTGTGACAGATGAATATATAATTAGGGAATTTGATGAAAACATTGATCCTATAGAATTAATGTGGCATCGAGATGATGAAAATAGATTGGTTGAAGCTATAGAACATACTAATTGGTTAATACAACTTGATAACCAGTTACCAATGTCTATGATCCAACCAATATTTATACCACGACATGTGTGGCATAGAACAATAAAAGGCGCAGGAAATTTAAAATTAAAAATATATAAAAAATGAAAAAATCTGAATTAAAACAACTAATCAGAGAAGCAATCGAAGAAGTAAAACCTGAGATTGAAGAAGATATAATTAATGAAGCATTTTCTCCTGAAACTGACGAGGTAGGTGCATTTTGGGTGGTTGAAAAACCATCTACCAGCGCTACTATAGACGATATTTGCTTTGAGTGTAAAGATGTCGCTTATTTCGCTAACCAAGTTAAAGGCGGTTTAAATGTAGAAGATATAAAAGGTGTATTCACTAAAGAAGTTAAAGCTAAAAAATTAGCTGAAAAACTATTAGCTGAGCGTGATAAGAAAAAAGATGAAGTTAAAGTAGCTGCTGAAGCTTACAGAAAAATGAAAGAAGAAACTTTATCTAAAGTACAAGAATACATGAAAAATAAAAAAGCTACTAAAGATGTAGTTGATGAATTAAAAGATGTAACTAAAGACTAATGAAAAAATCTGATTTAAAAAATATAGTTAAAGAAATTGCTGAAGAGGAGATTGGTAAAACTGTTACTGATCCAACTACTGGTGTTAAAACTACTTTAACTAAAATTGATCCTGAAACAGGTAGACATGAATGGGATGTTAAATATGATGTTGATCCTAAGTTTTTATATAATAGACTTGATGATTTAGTTGATTATTTAGATAAAGCACCTAAAGATTCTGAATTAGCTCAATTTAGAGATATACTTAAAAATCTAAAAAATAGAACAGCACGTATAATTAAATAGTATGAAAATTAGAATTAAAGAAGACGAAGTATCAAGTTTTATAGCTCAAGTAAAACCTCAAATGAGTGCTTTTATTGATAGTGTACAAGATGCTATTGAAGATAAAGCTACAGAACAAAAAGAAGGTATTGTAACTACAGCTAGTATAGCTTTAGCATTACCTGCTATTCTAGGTATAGTAGCTCGTTTAGGTAAATCTTTATCTTCTATTGTTAAAAGAACAATAGGTACTAAACCAACTGATCAAAACGAGGCAGATAAATATTTTGCTCAAATGAGTCGTATAGCAGATGAATTACATCATTTATATATGAAACCAATTGAGTTAGTTGTTAAAAAATTTGTTAAAGATGAAAATAAAGCTAAAAAGATTTCTAGTTTTATATTTCATGTCATTATAGCTATTTTACTTATAGCATCAGGTGCTACAGCTGTAAAAGCTTTACAATCAAAAGAAATATCTTTAGCTACTTTAGAAGCAGCATTAACAGCTGTTAAGGGTGGTGAAGTTAAAAACTATATAACTAAATTATTAGCATAATGATTCGTCTAATAGACATATTGATTGAGGTACTTCTTGAAAAGAAAAAAGATAGATGCCATCGTATAGCTGATAGACGTTATGATAAACCATCTGCTTATAAATCAGGAGCTATTGTTAGATGCCGTAAAGGTGACATTTGGAAAGATTTAAAAGAAGATGAATCATTACATAAATGGTTTAAACGTTCTGGTCCTAAAGGTAAAGAAACTGGTTGGGTAGATTGTAATGCTCCTGATGGAAACGGAGGATATAAATCTTGTGGAAGAAAAGAAGGCGAAAAAAGATCAAAATACCCATCATGTAGACCAACACCTGCTGGATGTAAGAAAAAAGGTAAAGGAAAAACTTGGGGTAAAACAAAATAATATGAAAGACAATTTTAGTATGCATAACTGGCGATTACAACAAGCCATTAAAGAAATAGATGAAGCTACATTCACTGACAAACATGATGATAATCCTGAATTAAAAGGTGGACAAAAAGATTTACCTGATGAATTACAAGCTAAAATTGTAGCTAAAGAAGGTGAAGACCATGAAGTATCTATGGCTCAATCAAGTTTAAAATCTATTATAGGAGCTGCTTCAGAACTAATGAGTAAAATAGGAAATGAAGAATTTGATATTCCTGGATGGATTCAAGATCATATCACCAATTCTGAAAATTATATTTCACAAGCCAATAAAGGATATCACAAATTAGATAACGAATATGAAGATTAAAATATTAAGATCTAAACCACTTAAAGAAGTAGAAGATGAAGTAATAGATCAACAATTGGATGTTACTACTGCTCCTGCTCCTCAAGAACTAACTTATGAATCTAATCCATTAGAATTCATATTACAGAAATATCCTTCACTACAAGAAACTCTAGTTAAATTATTAACCGCAGACTTTAGAGACTACATATCAGGTGTTTATATAATGGCACCTAAACCAACCATATTTAAGATTGTTTTACATAACAATCGTTATTTTTACTTAACATATATGGGTAAATGTTATGAAGCTAAAGTAAGTGGTAAGAAATTTTGGTTATTAAAAGTAAGTGAACTTGAAGTAGCTACTATTGAAATATCTAATCTATTAGTAATGGGAGCCCCACCACAAGCTGAGGGTCCTGAAACTGAATTAGCTTCTACTCCAGATGAAACAGATGAGAATGCTCCAAATCCAGAAGCAACACCTGCTGAAGAGGAAGCACCTGAAGAATTAGCTGAGTCAAAAAAATTAGGTATTAGATTAATTAAAGAAAATATTGTATCTGATCTTAAAAAATTAGGATATAAAGATGAAGATATTATCCCATTAACTAAAAGTGGAGATAAAGTTAAATTATTAGTACCCGCTAAAGAAAGACAAGCTACTCTTGATAAATTTATAAAGTTACCTGGATATAAATGGGATAGAGATTACAAAGGCTCTTCTATTGGTGCTATTATAACTAAAGATAAAGGTGTTATTATACCAAAACCTAAAGAAAAACAAGGTGGAGGCAGTGCTGGTTTAGGAAATGAGTCATTTTTAGCTAATAAAATCAATTCAACTGTTGAAGAAGTAGGTAGTCCTATTAATATTGTTGTTAAAGGCGACAATGGTAAAAGTATAAAATTTAATAATGTTGATAAAGCTGAAGAAGCAGGACGTGATACTTCAGGAAATAAAAAATCAGATATTAGACTATTATCTAATGGTAAAGTTGTAGGTAATTTATCATTAAAACAAGAAAACGCTGTAATGTGGGAAAGTGCTGATAAGCGTTATAAAGATTTAATAATTAAACTTGTAGATAAATTACTTAAAAAGCCTTATAAAAATCTTGGTTTAACTAAATCTAATAAAAAAGATATTTATAGATTATATAATCCATCTACTAATCAAGAATATAGTGGTATCATTATAACTGATTTAAATAATAATGATATGGATTCAATTGTATTTGGTTCTGATAAACCACAACCCGTAGTAGATAAAGACACATTTGATGAAAGTGATTTTACTTTAAAAGGTAAAATACTAACAATTAGTGTAGATAACTTAGCTACAAGTTTAGAAGATATTATTGGAACAAAATATGAGCCAATATTAGTAGTAAGACATGACTCAACTAGATCCGCTACAGCTGGTTTAAGACCAATTGTGTATACTAAAGAATCTGTTTATAAAGGAGATAAAATATCTGGTAATAGAATTGAATTATCTTATAATAAGATATAATATTTATAATCACAATAAAAAAAAATGAAAAAGCAAATTAACGAAATTAAAAAAATGCAGCTTTTAGCTGGATTAATCACTGAAGGTGAATATCGTGACTCACTAATGAAAAATGAAGAAGTTGAAGAAGGATTATCATTAACTCCAAAATTAAAATTATTTATAGATAAATCTGTAAGGGACGCTAAAAGAGATGGTGATTTTGAAGATTTAATAGATGTTGATTATTTTGAAAATGACTTTATTGACTTTATTCTTGAAAAATTTGATACTGAAGGTGATTATGATAACGTATCTAAAGAAGTAGAAGAATATATAGCTAACGCTATTAAATAAACACATATAGACTGATTCATAGCCAGTCACTCAAAAGAGATAAAATATGGCAGCTGTGGCGCCCCTAAAAAGGGCGCCACCTTTATTTGACCTATATAAATGAATTATATTATTAATATGAATATATTTTACATACATCCTGATCCAAAAATAGCCGCTAAACAATTAGTAGATGATCATATTCGCAAAATGCAAATTGAATCTGCTCAAATGTTATGTACAGTATTTCACCACTATGGTATTGATGCACCATATAAGAAAGCTCATTATAACCATCCATCAACAAAATGGGTTCGTGAATCAATTTATCATACTAAATGGTTACTTGAACATGGTTTAGAAATATGTAATGAGTTTGTTGTTAGATATGGTAAATCACATGCTACAGAAAAAGTTTTGCTTTGGGTAAAAGATAACTTATCTTTATTAGTTGGTAAGATTCCGGAAATTGAATTTAGGCCACCACCACAATGTATGCCTGATGAATATAAATCAAACGATACAATAGAAGCATATAGAAATTTCTATATTAAAGATAAAATTGGAATTAAAAAATTAAATTATAACAAATTAAATAACATACCTAAATGGATAAAAGAATAGTCATTGTAGGAGCAGGTGTAGCTGGTATAAACGCTGCTACTAAATTAGTAGACAATGGATATGATGGTAGTTTAATTACAATCATAGACAAAGGTAATGACCCAATAAATCGCTTACCTGAAGAAGTAATGACAGGTATGTTAGGTGCTGGTGGTTGGTCTGATGGTAAATTAACTTATCATACAGCAATTGGTGGTCAATTATCTAAATACTGTGGTGAGGAAAAAGCAATGGAATTAATGAAACAAGTAGTAGATAATTTTACTCGTTTTCATCCTAAACCAGATGAAATTTTTATGTCTGATCCTATTGCTGAACCTGACTTCATTAAACCATATTTTGGATTACGTTTATTTCCTGTATGGCATATTGGAAGTAATTTCTTACATGAAATTGCTAAATCATGGTATTCATTTTTAGTAGATAAAGGTGTTAAGTTTGCTTGGAATACTGAAGTAAATACTATTAACTTTAATACTAATGAAATAGGAATAGGACATAATTATCTTAAATATGAAGAACTAATATTCGCAGTAGGTAAATCAGGTATTGATTTTGCTCAAAAATTAGCAGATGATTATCAACTACCTAACGAAGCTAAATCAGTACAAATTGGTATTCGATTTGAAGCACCACAAAAATACTTTCAAAAACTAATAGATATCAGCTATGACTTTAAACTCTATCAAAAATTTGATAACGTATCCCTTCGTAGCTTTTGCACTAATAATAACGCTGCTTATGTGGCGGTTGAAGAAACGTATGGTGATGTTACATACAACGGCCATGCAAAAAAAGGAGAAGAATTTAGAAATAATATGACCAACTTTGGTATATTAATGGAAATCAAAGGTATTGAAGACCCATTTAAATGGTCACGTGACTTAGTAAATAAACTACAAATAAGACCTAATAACACAGGATTATATTATTCACCTAATAATACTCGAACACCATCAAATACATCAGAAGGAACATCTATTAATACAGCTCAAATTGATGAAATTGGTTTAAAAGATGTAGATAAAGAATTTCAAGGATATTTTAAATATATTACTGATTTTATCAATGATATGAATAAAGTATTTGAATTTGGTGATGATTGGGGTATGTACATTCCTGAAGTAAAATATTTATCTCCTGAACCGTTAGTTAATTATACAGACTTATCATTAAATGAGTATCCAAATGTACACTTTGTTGGTGATGCTTTAAGTGCTCGCGGTATAACAGTATCAGGTGCTCATGGTATTTATGTAGCTGAAAGTTTGCTTAACCTTAATTAATTAACTATCTTTATTAAAACATAAAAATATGAGTAAATTAGAACCAGTAAAAAAATTAAAAAAACCTGATGGTACAGTTGTATACGCACTGAATGGAAAACTACATAATTGGGATGATCCTGCAGTAATTCACCCAGACGGTAAAAAAGAATATTGGTTGTTTGGATTTCAATACACTAAAGATGAGTGGCTTGATCGCAAACGTGATAGTAATGGTGTCCCACCAGCTAAAGATCCAAAATTTGATACACGTTTTTAGTCAATATTTATATCAAACTATACCCCACCCAATATGAAAATAGGACTATGCGGAACAATGTCAGTAGGCAAGACAACATTAGTTAAATCGTTGTCTGAGCTGAAATTGTTTAAAAAACATAAAATAGCTACTGAACGTAGCAAATATTTAAGAGATTTAGGTATTCCACTTAATACAGATTCAACAATTAATGGTCAATTAGTATTTTTAGCTGAAAGAGCTAGTGAGCTATTACATAAAGATCTTATAGCTGATAGAACTGTTTGGGATGTATCTGCATTTACAATGTTAGCTAAATCAATAACAATGCATGAAAAATCTCAATTTGTAAACACAGCTATGTTATTAAGAGAACAATACGATATTGTATTTTATATTGATCCTGTAGGTACAAATATGGAAAATAATGGTGTAAGAGAAACAGATCTTGAATATAGAGCTAATATAAATCAAGAAATTTTGCGCTTATTAACACTTTACCCACCTAAAAAAATGATAGTACTTAGTGGTTCCACAGCAGATCGTATGAATACTATATTAGATAATATAATTTAAAATATTTATTAACACATAAACACAAATCATGGCAGATTTTGACTACAAAAAATTTCTAATTGAAAATAAACTTAAAATTAGAGTTCCTATGAAGGAAATGGCTCGTTTAGCCAAAGAAAAATATAAACTAAATCCTGAATTTCCAGGTATAAAAGATAGAATTAGTAAACCTGATACATTTAAAGTAGATAGGAAACAACAAGTTATTAATTATTTTATAGCTCAAGCAAAAGAACAAGGTGTTGAACCAATGGAGGTTGAATTACTAAAGAGTGATATTGAGAAAAAATCAGCTCCAGGTATTAACTGGTCTTTTACTCCAGATATTAGAAATCAATTACTACAAACAACAACTGCTAAGACAGCTACTGCTGCTGATGAAGAACCAGAAGAAGGTGATATGTTTGTAAGTCCTGAAGATGCTGAAGATTTGTTTATTGGTAAGAAAAATATAAAATCTAAAAAAGCACCAGCAGCAGGAGATGAAAGTGAAAAAGAGCCATCTGAAAAAGATATAGCTAAACTTAAAAAACCAAGAATAACAGCTACAGGTTCAAAAGCTGGAGAGTGGTTAGTTGATAATGGTGATTTGATTGATAAAATTATCAAACAATATTCTATATCAAATATTAAAACAGGTAAAAATGTAACTGAAGCTGAAGATGGAGGTATGTCAAGTTCAGATTATAAATCAGCTCAACAAAGTTCTAAAAATGTAGCTAAAGCAGCTTTACCAAGTTTAATTCAACAACTTGTTGATAAGTTAGAAGAATTAAAAGATGAAGATTATAATGCTTATGTTAAAGTATTAAATGATCTAGATAAGTATAAATTTGGAGCTACTAACACCAGGAGTGTTTTGAAACAAATTCTTAAAGCATTAGGTGAAAAAGAAATTCCGGCTATTGGTTCAAAACGTAAAACAAGTGATGAAGAGGAATTAAAAAAATTAGGAATAGATGATGAACCAATTGATATTGAAGACGAAGAAATTTAATTTATGAAAAAATATATATTATTAGTAGTTATTTTATTGTTATTGATTTGGGTAGTATTTGACAAAGTCAAATTTAGTGGATTAAATAAAGAATTTGTAGTCAAGCAGGATAGCTTAGTACAGGTTGTTGATTCATTACAAAAAGATAATCATCAAAAAGATTTAGAAGTATTGGCTTTAGAAGAACTTGATTATGATCTTGAACTTCAATTAGAAGAAGCTAAAGGTAAAGTTAAAGTTATAACTAAATGGATTGATTCATCTAAAAGTAAAGTTGATACATATACTGAAAAAGAATTAATATCTTCATTTAATAAACGTTACCCATTAGATACAATTACTAATCCACTTCCACTAGCACAACCAGTGTTAGTTAGCGTAGCTAAAGATTTAATTGAATTAGACGGTGCTAAAGAAGAATTAGTTGTCAAAAATGATATTATTACTTTAAATGGACAAAGAATAGTGGGTAAAGATAGTGTTATATCACTATATGTTCAAAAAGAAATCAATTATAAAAATATAGTTGATAATCAACAAAATCAGATTAAAGATTGGAAATTTCAACATAAAACACTCCAATTAGAAAATCATAAACTTAAGATACGCGCCCAAATAGGTAAAATAGGAGCTGGATTAGCAATAGCTGGCTTAACATTTTTACTTGTAAAATAGTTCTACCTTAGGAACAACCCCCGCTATAGTCTCAGTATTATGGCTCTGAAGTCTAACCCCGTAAGGTTAGACTTTCTTTTATATATTTATATACATGAGTGATCAACAAAATATTAAAGATATAATTAAGCAGGAATATATTAAATGTGCTACAGATCCTGTTTATTTTATGAAAAAGTATTATTGGATTCAACACCCACAACGTGGTCGTATCCAATTTAATTTATATCCATTTCAAGAAGGAGTATTAAATCAATTTAAAAAGAATAAATATAATGTTGTTAATAAGTCAAGACAATTAGGTATATCTACTTTATCATCTGCTTATTCACTTTGGTTAATGTTATTTAATAAAGATAAAAATATACTTTGTATAGCTACTAAGCAGGAAACTGCTAAAAACATGGTTACAAAAGTAAAATTTGCCTATGATAACTTACCAACATGGTTAAAATTAAAAGCAACAGAAAATAATAAATTAAGTTTAAAACTAGCTAATGGGTCTCAAATTAAAGCTATTGGCGCTACTGGAGATGCAGGTAGATCTGAAGCAGTATCACTACTGCTGCTAGATGAAGCTGCTTTTATTGAAGGTATTGATGAGATATTTGCATCTGCGCAACAAACTTTAGCTACAGGAGGACAATGTGTAGCTATATCAACTCCTTATGGTACAGGTAACTGGTTTCATAGAACATTTATTGGTGGTGAAGAAGGAAAAAATGGATTTGTATCTATTAAATTACCATGGACTGTACATCCTGAAAGAACTCAAAAATGGAGAGATGAACAAGATGCTATTTTAGGTCTTAGAAATGCTGCCCAAGAATGTGATTGTGATTTTAGTACATCAGGTGATACAGTTGTTGAACCTGATATTTTAAATTGGTATATTCAAACCTACCAAGCAGATCCTGTTTCTAAAACTGGATTTGATGGTAACTTATGGAAATGGGAATATCCAGACTACTCAAAAAATTATATGGTTGTAGCTGACGTGGCAAGAGGAGATGGTAAAGACTATTCAGCATGTCATGTTATTGATATAATGGAAGCAAAACAAGTAGCAGAATATAAAGGTCAAGTTGGAACTAGAGACTATGGACATATGCTTGTAGCATTAGCTACTGAATATAATGAAGCATTACTTGTAGTTGAAAACAATAATATAGGATGGGATACAGTTCAAACTATTATAGATAGAGGATATAAAAATATGTATTACTCATCTAAATCAGATACTACAAACATAACAATGGATAATTTCTTAAACAGAAATGAAAATAATTTAGTGCCTGGTTTCTCAAATACTATTAAAACACGTCCATTAGTTGTTTCTAAATTAGAAGCATATATGAGAGACAGAGCTTGTATTATACAATCACGTCGTTCATTAGAAGAATTAAGAACATTTATTTGGAAAAATGGAAAAGCTCAAGCTACTGATGGATATAATGACGATTTAGTAATGGCGTTTGGTATTGGTATGTTTTTACGTGACACAGCTTTACGTTTTCAACAAACAGGAATGGATTTAACTAGAGCTTCACTTGGAGGAATAGGAAAAGTATCATATATTTCCGGTCCGAATACATACAACCCACAATCTCCACTCCAACAAAATCCATGGCAAATGGATACAGGTAATGGAGGTATGGAAGATATCAGCTGGTTGATATAAACAAATATTTATAACATATACAAACAAATTATGGGATTATTTAACAATCTTAAACGTTTATTCTCCTCAGACGTCGTTATTAGAAATGTAGGTGGAGACGAATTAAGAGTAATAGATACAGATCGTATTCAATCATTAGGTACCTTACAAACTAACGCGTTAGTTGATAGATTCACTAAAATATATACAACATCTGGTGCTGGGATTTATAACGTAAATAACGTTTATAACTACCAAACATTAAGAGTACAACTTTATACTGATTATGAAGCAATGGATACTGACGCTATTGTAGCTTCAGCACTTGATATTATAGCTGATGAGTGTACTTTAAAAAATGAACATGGAGAAATGCTTCATATTCGCTCTAGTGATGAAAATATTCAGAAAATACTTTATAATTTATTTTATGATGTGTTAAATCTTGAATTTAATTTATGGAGTTGGGCTCGTAACATGTGTAAGTATGGAGATTTTTATCTTAAATTAGAAATAGCTGAAAAATTTGGTGTATATAATGTAATACCATTCTCAGCTTACTCAATTATACGTGAAGAAGGAACTGATATTAATAATCCAAACTATATTAGATTTAAATATGATCCAACAAGTGTATCTGGTATAACTGCTCCTCAAACACAATATGCTTTAGGTACATCTACATCAGATATTTACTTTGAAAACTATGAAATGGCTCACTTTAGATTAATAAGTGATGTCAATTATCTTCCTTATGGTAGAAGTTATCTAGAACCAGGTCGTAAGATATTTAAACAAATGATTTTGATGGAAGATGCAATGTTAATACATCGTATTGTTCGCGCTCCTGAAAAAAGAATATTTTATATGAATGTAGGTGCTATTCCACCAAATGAGGTAGAAGCATTTATGCAAAAAACAGTACAAAAACTTAAAAAAGTACCATTTGTAGATCCAACCACAGGTCAATACAATCTTAAGTACAATATGATGAACATGATGGAGGATTTTTATATTCCTGTTCGTGGTAATGATCAAAGTACTCGTATTGAAACAGCAAAAGGATTAGAATATAATGGTATTGAGGACGTTGCTTATTTAAGAGACAAATTATTCGCTGCTCTTAAGATACCTAAAGCGTTCATGGGATATGAAAAAGATTTAACAGGTAAAGCTACATTAGCCGCTGAAGATATTCGTTTCGCTCGTACAGTGGAACGTATCCAAAGAATATTATTATCTGAATTAACCAAAATAGCATTAGTACATCTATATACTCAGGGATATGATGGTGAAATGTTAACTAATTTTGAATTATCATTAACTACACCATCAATTATATATGATCAAGAGCGTGTAGCGTTGATGAAAGAAAAAGTTGACTTAGCTTCTCAAATCATGGAAAATAATTTGTTACCAACAGATTGGATCTATGATAATTTATTCCACTTTAGTCAAGATCAATATGATGAATATCGTGATTTGATGGCTGAAGATAAAAAACGTAAATTTAGACTAGATCAAATTGAAAATGAAGGTAATGATCCATTAGAAACAGGTCAAGTATATGGTACACCACACCAATTAGCAACAGCGTATGGTAAGGGTAGAAAAGATGGTGAAGTACCAATAGGATATGATGAGAAAAATCCAAACGAACCTGTACATCTAGTTGGCCGTCCAAAAAAATCTGTATCAAATATCAATAGACAAGATAACGCATTTGGTAAAGATCGTCTTGGGTCTAAAACATATCGTTCAGCAGGTACTGATCAAGAAGATGTTTTAGCAAAAACTCAATGGAAAGGTGGCTCACCTCTTGCGTTAGAAACATTTCTTAAAAATAAAAAAATGTTTGAGAAGCTACCAGTTAGTCGTAAAACAACATTATTTGAAAACGATATGTTAAATGAAGATAACATTCGCGATGAAATCAAATAAACTACATATTTATAGGTAGTATCATTATACTAAATTATGCGTATTAAACATAACAAATTTCGTAACACAGGTGTATTATTTGAACTATTAGTGCGTCAAATTGCATCTGATACATTGGCTAATACTGATTCTAAAGCAGTAAAAATTGTAAAAAAATTTTTTACTAACAGTGAATTGGCAAAAGAACATAAACTTTATCATACAGTATTAACTGCACCTCGCCTAAGTGAGGGTAAAGCTGAGTCTTTAATTAATGCCATTGTTGATCAAGCTAAAAAATTAAAAAAAGAAGAATTACTTAAGGAAAAATATAACTTAATTAAAGAAATTAAGAAACATTATAATCTAGAAAGCTTCTTTAAATCAAAAGTAAATAACTACAAAACATTAGCCGCCGCCTATACATTATTTGAAGCAGCAATGGAAAATAAGTTTATTGAACCGAAACAAATCGTGATCAATAAGCTTACCATTATGGAACACATCACGAAAAAACAATTAATTGAAAATAATGATTCGGATGAACTTAAAAGTTTCAATAAAGAAGACAAAAATATACGCATATTAGCGTACAGAATGTTAATTGAGAAATTCAATTCCAAATATTCTGATCTAAGTGATAGACAAAAGTTAGTTCTTAAAGAATTTATCAATAATATCTCTAATCCTGAACACCTGAAAGAATTCATTAATGAGAACCTAAATAAAGTTAAAAAAGAACTAACTGATTTAGTTAAACAAGTTAATGATAGAACAATTGAAATCAAGTTAAACGAAGTTATAACGCTGATTAAACCGATATCTACTAAATCATCCGTAAAAGATGAACATTTAGTAACATTACTTCAATATCAGCAATTAGCTGAAGAAATTAAAAAAGTAAATGGATAAAAAGAAACTAAAACAGGAATTAGCCACTGCTCTTAGAAAAGAAATATCAGGTACTGGTACTGGTGCTTCTGTCACTGCTGGTGATGGTGCAGGTGTAGCTACCAAATATGCTTTTGGTAAACGTGATAACAAAGGTACTCCAAGTGATTGGAAAGCAGCTCCATCAATTCCTAATCGTAAGTCTAAGGCTATGGATTATAAAGAATTATGGGAAGATAAAGTAAAAGAAATAGATGCTAATGATCCTGTTTTAATGAAAGTAAGAGCAGCGGCATATCAAAAATCTCTACCAAAACCTGAACCTGTAAAAACAATCAATCCTGATTATAAAGCTATTAAAAATGCTGATAAAATTAAAGCACTTTTAAGACAGAGAAATCAATTAATGATGGATATGGAACAAGAAGCAGAACCAGAAGGTGGTCCAATTGCTAATAGATACGGAGGTATGCTAAATAAAATTGATAGAGCAATCACTATGTTAAAAGGACAAGGTGAAAATAATCCTTATATGGATAAAGGAGAAATTAAAAGAAGAGCATCAATGATGAATGAAACATCAGATAATAATACAGATGAAATCTTAACTTACTTACAAGCTGCTAAACAAAACGGTACTTTGTCACCAGACGCTCAAGAAGTATTTTTACAATGGATGAATACTCCAGGAGCTTCAAGAGAAGAAATTATTAAAGTGCTAAGAAAGTTAACTGGTATGTATTTAAAAGAAGGATATGCTCGTTTTAGAAACGAATCTAAAACACGTACTAAACCAGAACAATTCCATAGTGCAGTTAAACAAGTAAAACAAAAAGTAAACGAAATTAATCGTTTATTCGAATATATGAATCGCTTACAAAGTGAATTAAGTGAGAGTGAGGGTGGATTGAAATATAAAAAATATACTGAAAAATCAATCCAGCAAATTAAAGAATCCACTAAATCCTTATTTTTAAAATCGACAAAACTAAAATAAAATGGCAGACAATTTTGATATGAAAAAATTCCTAACAGAAAATAAGTTAGGATCTTATGCTAGATTAAAAACATTAAACGAATCTGAAAAAATATACGTTTATAGTGATGATGGATATACATGCTATCGTGTAGATGATGAAGGTAACCGTGATGAAGTTAGTATAAGTTATTGTAAAATGTACGCTGATCAAGGTGTACGTGAAGAAAAAGAAGAAGTTAAAGAAGACATAGGTGGAGATATCGGAGATGCTCAAGCTGAAAAAATGATGGACTTCTTAGCTGAAGAACCTGACCAAGCTAAAGTACAGGACATGTATGATAAAATCACAGCAGTGATGGCTAAAGCAGCTAAAAAATTATCTGATGACGAAGCTTCAGCTTTACATGATAAATTAAAAGCATTTTTTAATAAATTATTTGAATCTACTACTATAAATGAAGCACAAGCTCAAGATCCTCTTATGTTAGTAGATAGAGTTGAAGTAATTATTAAAAATTTAAATAATAATATTACTACTAACTCTAATATTTCAACAACAGATAAAGTAGGATTACTTCAAGCTCTTAAAGAATTACAAGAATTAATTGAAGATATAGGATTTTATATCGAAATAGATCAAGATGAAAATTCAAATGAAGAACCAGTTAGTGACTACTCAAGACGTAGACAAAGTGAATTAAGTGAAGAATCAGTTCGTATGTTTAAATCTGATAATCCAGAAGGTGATAAATTAGTATTAGCTTTTCTTAAAAGAATAGCTAAAGACTTTGACTACCCAGTAGCTCAAGCAGCTATATTTGTTAAGGAAAGAATTAAAAAATTAGGATATTAAAAATTAAAATAAAATGAAAAAACCAATAAACGAAATAGCAAAACTAAAACGCTTAGCTGGATTAATTACTGAAAGTGAATACCAGGAAACAATGATGAAAGATGAGGCAAAAGTAGAAGAAGAAGTTCAATTAAAACAAAAACAATACTATCAAATTTATGATGCTGGAATGGATGAATGGCATGATGGTTATCAATATATAGGAAAAGTAAGTGGTGGATCATCAGCTGGAAAAGTAGGTGAATATATGTTTATGTATCCTGACGCCCCAGGTTCATTTTCTTTTGTTTCTATAGATGATGTTTATTTAAATGATATGGTTAAACCTAGTATGAATGAAGGTAAAGAAAAAGTAGAAGAAATAAGTAGTGAAGCATTTAAACGTATGGATGGTTTAGTTAATAGAAACCATATTCTAAGTTTATTAGCCGCCGCTGAAGGTATAATGGGAGATTTAGATGCTGAAGGATTTGATGTTGAAGATATTCGTGATTATATTAATCAAATTATAGTAAACGATATCTAAGATGGCAAAAGCAACACGCGGTGGTGATTCTAAAAAATTATCATTTGGTAAACGTAAAACAGGTAAAGCAAAAAAATCATATAACAAACACGATCGTTCTGAAAAGAATTACCGTGGTCAAGGACATTAATATTTATACATATGACAACATTAGAATTATATAGAAAACATAAGTCTGGCGATATTAGTCGCGAGAAATTCTTATATGAAGTAAGACGCGATAATAATTTACCGTATATTACTAACTTAACCTCATACACTGACGCTGTTCAAATCCTTAAAAACAAAGGTATTGTAACTGAAGAAACTAAAGAATCTAAAGCTGATGAAGCTGTTAAAGCCGAAGTTAAACCTAAAAAAGCTACAGAATCTAAGTTAAAAGAACTTCATATTGATTATGCTAACCCATATGAATATCGTCATGGTTTAGCTCATGAATTAGACGCTATAGGTGAATACACAGATGAAGCTTTAGAAAAAGCTAAAACTACTGTACTAAAAAATCTAGCTAAAGACGCTAACTTTTATTCTAGTTTACTAAACCAAGAACAATCACCATACAAATTCAAAGCACCTGAAACAGATGCTCCAGGTATGCAAGCTAAAGCTGATGGTTATTTAAAAAAAGAAACTAAGAAAGACGAAAAATCTAATGTTAAAGATAATTTAGGTAAGAAAGAAGAAGGTACAGCTAAACCAAAAGGTGTTAAAGTAATGCCTGATAAAGGTGTTACTGGCTCTGAAAAAACTATTAAAGAAGGTGCTGGTGATAAAGTAGAAGACATGATCAAATCAGGTAAAATAAAGCCTGAGGAAGTAAAAGCAGCAGCTGAAAAAGCTATGAAAGGCGATTCAACATCTTTGATAGCATTAATGGCTGGTCTTCCTGGTATTAGTTTATCTGAAGATACAGTTGAAGAAGATTTAAAAAAAGGAGATACTATTGAATATGAAGGAAATAAATATATGATAGGTGATTTTGATACTGCTGGTGGAGCTAATTTAGTTTATTTAAATACAATGAATAACAAACCAGCAGAAGATAGCAAAGGTAGGTATAAAAAAGTACATAAAAGTAGAGTTAAAAAAATAAATGAAGATTTAGAAGAAGGTAAAGCAAATAAATATATTAGTGTTGAAATTGAAGGTGATGAACAATTTCCTATATTAAATAAAGTATTAGTTTCTGACTATCTTAAATCAGTAATTGATCCTGAAGAAATTGAATCTGTAGATGTATTTATGGATGATGAAGAAGGATTTGATGAATCGTCAAGTTATTTCTTTGATACTGATGAAGAAAATGCTAGTGAAAAAGATGTTGAAGATTGGGCTAAACAGGAAATGAGTTATTATTTATTTTCCAAACCAGATGAATTTCCAGGTAAAGGAGATATAATGGAAGCAGATGCTAGTGATGATTTAAATCCAAATGAGTTATCTAATGAAAATACTTTTGAAGATTTGATGAAAAAGTATGATTGGTATTATGAAATGGGAGATGATCCAAGAGCATATGATAGAGGAACCGCTCTAGATAAACAATTAAAATCATTAGCCAAATCAATAGGTATTGATAGAGCTGTTGAATTATTTAATCAATACGCTCCATCAGATAGAAAAGTAACAACTTCATTTTTTCAAATGAATGAAGATAAACATGCTAAACTTAAAGAATTACTAAAAACTAAAATTAAAGAAGTAATTTCAGCAGCTGAATTAATTCAAGCAAAACAAAAAGGACAAATAGTAAAAATACCTAAGTCAGCTACAACCGATATTCAATCGGCTGAGAGAGCTAAGGCTAATTATTCAATATATGAGTAAACAAGTATTAATAGAGTATTTTTCATTCACTCCTTCTCCTCGTTCATTAAATGAGGTTAAACTATCTCCATCTAAAAACTTAATTGTTGAAGGTGTTGTACAGAGGGCTGAAGCAAAAAATCAAAACGGAAGAATATACCGTAAAGATACACTAGAACGTGAAGTCGAAAAATATGTAGCTGGACCAATAGCTGAAAATAGAGCTTTAGGTGAATTAGACCATCCAGACTCATCTATTATTAACCTTAAAAATGTATGCCATAATATTAAACGTTTATGGTGGGATGGTGATGATTTAATGGGACAAATTGAAGTATTGCCTACACCAAGTGGTAATATATTAAAAGAACTATTTATAAACAATATAACGGTTGGTATTTCATCTCGCGGTATGGGTTCAGTACAGCCATTAGGTGAAAATACAGTCGAAGTACAAGATGATTTTGAATTGTTATGTTGGGATTTTGTAAGTACACCTTCAACACAAGGTGCTTATATGAGACCAGTCGGATTAAATGAAAATTTTAATCCTAATACAGTTAAATCAAACAAATATTTTAAAGTAAATAACATAATATCAGAAATTATCTGTTCTCAAACAGGTATTTGCTGTTTAAAATAATCCCACTCCATCGATAGTATCGTTGGATTAACCTAGCCCCGTAAGGCTAGGTTTCATTTTTGTCGCTTTATATACCCCCGCATATATTTATTAACATCCCCAATATGAGATCTCCAATATCTCATTAAATTAACATTTACAATCTTATATTGCTTTTCCAAATCTAATAAGCAATCAAAAGGAGAATTTCAAGATGACAAATCAAGAATTATTTAAGCAAGCAATTGCTGACGCTAAATCTGTACGTGATGCAGCAGTAGCGAACGCTAAAGCCGCTCTTGAAGAAACTTTCACTCCACAAATCATGGCTATGCTTTCCACTAAATTAAACGAGATGGAAGATGACGAAGACATGAAAGATGAAGTTAAGAAAGTTGAAGAAGAAGGCTATGAAAAAACAGAAGAAGGCCATGAAGCCGAAATTGGTTTTGGACCCGCCATGCAAAAAACCTCAATCGAAGGAAAAAACACCGAAGAAGAAGGTAAAATGGAAGAAACTGACCTTGAAGAAATTTTAGCTCAACTCGAAGCCGAAGAAAAAGGCCACGAAAAAGAAGATAAAATGGAAGAAGGTAAAGACAAAAAAGATGGTAAAAAAGAAGTTGAAGAAGCTAAGAAAAAAGACAACGACAAAAAGAAAGTTGAAGAGTCTTTAGATGAAGCAGAAGGCGACGACGAAGTTACCGAACTCACAGTTGACGAACTTAAAGACATTATTCGTGACGTATTAAAAGACGTTATGGGTGGTGAATTTGAAGCTGGCGAAGAAGCTGGTGAAGAAGAAGAAGCTGGTGAAGAAAAAGAAGCTGGTGAAGAAAAAGAAGAAACTGAAGATGAAGAATCTATTTCTTTAGACGAACTTTTGGCCGAACTTGATAAAGAAGACGACAAAAAATCAGTTGAAGAGAAAAAAGACAAAGAAGAAGATGGTAAAAAAGTAGAAGAAGCTAAAAAAGACAAAAAAGATCTTGAAGAAGCTATCAGAACTATTAGATTTTTACAATCTGAACTTAATGAAGTTAATCTTTTAAACGCAAAACTTCTTTACACAAACAAGATCTTCAAAACTAAGACTTTAAGTGAAGTTCAAAAAATCAAAGTGGTAAAATCACTTGACAAAGCATCAAATGTTAAAGAAGCTAAAACTATTTATGAAACTTTAGTTGAATCTTTGACAAGTAGAGTTAAGTCAAACATTAGAGAATCAGTTGGATTTGCCTCTAAGGCAGTAGGAATTGCACCTAAACAACCGATTGTAGAAAGCGATTCAGCTGTTCGCAGAATGCAACAATTAGCTGGAATTATTAAATAAACAAAAAAACAATTTAAATTCATTCAAAAATGAGTACTGTTCAATCTTTAATCGAATCTGCTAACCCATGGCAGTCACAGCAAGGCGATGCAACTCGTCTCGCTAAAAAATGGGATAAATCCGGTTTGTTAGAAGGTCTTAGTGACTATAACAAATCTAATATGGCAATGATGCTTGAAAATCAAGCAAAACAATTAGTAGTAGAATCTTCTCAAACTGGTACTGGCGGTACATTCGCTCCAGGTACAGGTGAACAATGGGCTGGCGTTGCTCTTCCATTAGTTCGTAAAGTGTTTGGTCAGATTGCTTCTAAAGAGTTTGTTTCTGTACAACCAATGTCTTTACCTGCTGGTTTGGTATTTTATCTTGATTTCCAATACGGAACAACTAAAAATCCATTTACTTCTGGTGATTCTATGTATGGAACTGCTGATGGTGGTGAAGGATTTGGTAACTTAGCTTCTGGTGGTCTTTATGGCGCTGGTCGTTTTGGTTATTCAATCAACCAATTCTCTGCTTCTGTAATAAGTATTTCTTCTTCAGCTGGACAAGGTGCAACTGCAGGATACATCACTGGTTCTAGTGCTGGTTTATCTGCTGATACTATCTTTGCTTTAGTTGGATTTGATTCTGCTATCTCAGCTTCTGTAGCTGCTAATGAAGTTAAAATCTTATATGTACCTACAGCTAGTATTAGTGCTAACTTAGATCCAAATGCTATTAAAGCAGTATTTGCTACTTCAGCATCTATCGTTGCCGCTGATAACTTAAATACATACAACTACATAAATGGTGCTACAGCTGTACTATTTGTAAGTGCTTCTACAACTGAAATTACACTTGCTTCAGGTGTAACTGGATCAGTATTTTCAATTTTCTACAATAAGAAAACTGCTGATAACGCTCGTGGTGATTTCGAAGATGGAGCTGCTTATTCTAACACAGGTAATACTGCTGGGGTTGCTATTTCTATTCCAGAAATTAACGTTCAATTACGTTCTGAAACTATTGCTGCTAAAACTCGTAAGTTGAAAGCACAATGGACTCCAGAATTTGCTCAAGATTTGAATGCATACCAAAATCTAGATGCTGAAGCTGAATTGACTAGCATGTTAAGTGAGTATATCTCTCTTGAGATTGACCTTGAAATCTTAGACATGTTGATCGAAAGCGCTCCAATTTCTGAATACTGGTCTGCAAAAGTTGGTAACCAAATTAATGCTAACGCTACAGCGTTTACAAGCAACACATCTGGTGTTTACTATACTCAAATGACTTGGTTCCAAACTTTAGGTATTAAATTACAAAAAGTATCTAACCAAATTCATCAAAGAACATTACGTGGTGGTGCTAACTTCATGGTTGTTTCTCCAAACGTAGCTACTATCTTGGAATCAATTCCTGGATTTGCAGCTGATACTGATGGTGCAGCAGATAACATGAAATATGCATTTGGTGTTCAGAAAATTGGTCAATTAAATAGCCGTTACAAAGTTTATAAGAATCCTTATATGCTTGAAAACGTTATTCTTATGGGCTTCCGTGGTAACCAATTCCTCGAAACTGGTGCTGTTTATGCTCCATACATTCCGTTGATCATGACTCCATTAGTGTACGATCCAAATACCTTCACTCCAAGAAAAGGTATCATGACTCGTTACGCGAAGAAAATGGTACGTCCTGAATTCTACG